ATGATTATTGGTCTGAAGGGCGCGCGCAGAAGCGGGGCTGGCGCCGATGGTCAGCCCCTAGACGAATCGTTCGCAGTTCGTTCTCATGGGCTCATGTCCGGAATCACCGTCGCCGAAATGCTCGCCACCAGCGGCGGCAACATCTGGGTGATCTGCAATCATTGCAGGAACAGCATCGTCGTGGATGTGTCGTGCTGGGATCCGGCGCTTGAGGTGCCCGAGCTGAAGCGGTTTTTCCGCTGCTCCATCTGCGGCGAGAAGGCCGGGCGGACTATGCCGACGTGGGAAGGCTGGTGGGCGCCGGGGATCGGGCGGCCTGAGCCGGAGGAGGAAGGGTGACATGCAACGCCGTTTTAGACGCCGCCGCCGAGTTCCGCGATGGGTGCCACGGCTTGCCATTCCTGCGGCGATCCTGGCCGGCCTCGCAGTGATACCAGCGATCGCCGACAAAGCCGCCAGCCGCACTGAGGCCGTCTATGGCTGCATGGTCACCGATGGAGACACGATTCGCTGCGGAGATGAGCGCGTGCGCTTGCTTGGCATCGACGCACCGGAGATGCCCGGCCATTGCCGTTCCGGACGAGCCTGCGTCGAGGGCGATCCTTTTCAGTCCAGCGCCAACTTAGGCGCAGCGATGGGATCGACAATGACGATCGTTCGTGTCGGCACCGATCGCTATGGTCGAACGCTGGCAACTGTCGCCGGCCCGCAGGGCGATCTGTCGTGCTGGCAGCTTACTCATCGCCAGGCTGAATATCGCAGCAAATGGGATAATGGCTTACGCGTCGCGCGCACCTGCCCGAGATCGATCTTCTGATCACTGCTGAACCGACAAAAAAATAGCCTCACGCTACAATTGGCACTTGACCAACATAGCGTGAGGCTACATAACTGTCTTGTCAGACGGCAATCCCGCCGCCTGACAATCGGAGAACTGAGATGTTACGTCTCAACCTCCGGTTCAAACTGAAGCGGATCAGACTGATCCTCATAATCCGCTTCTGACCTGAGCCGGGCTCCGACCCTCCCATAGAAGGAGGGCGGGGTCCGGCCATAAGGATAGGCGAACGAATATGGCGATGCAACCAGAGCTTCTAAAGGCCATGCGCGATCATGCAGGTATGAGTCAGGGCGATCTGGCTAATGCCATCGGGATGAGCCGCGGCACGATCAGCGACATGGAAAACGGTAAGGCGCCGATCGAGCTGCGGACGGAATTAGCGGTCCGTTACGTCGTCGAGAAGATCGCCGCCAACTTCACGAACTATCTTCGAAACGCGTCACCTGCGGCGCAGGCAATGGCGGCCCTTGAGGCCGCCGGGCGCGGTGTGGCAAACCGTATCGATCCAGAGATTGCAGGGAGCGGCGCGGGGGTATTGTCCGGCCGAATCGGGCAAACGCAGGCATCTGCTCGATCTTGGGATGATGTCCGCTCGTGGGATGATCTCTTCGAGGTGCTCGACCAGCGTTACGCGAAGGCGGCCGGGCTGTGAGACTGATCTATCAGCGCGGCACGGTCGAAATCTGGCTCGTGAGCGGCGAATATTACGTGTTCGGCGTGACGAAGGATCCGCGCATCGCGCACAGCGAGGACGCGGCCTTCTCTATTGCTGCGGCAGCTTGATCACGCCACCAATCACGGAAGCGCCAAACAGGAGCGATAAAAATGGGGAATATCGACTGGTTGCCGATCGCCGACATCCCACGCAGCCATTTGGACGGCCGCTCAGTTCTTCTGTGGATCGGCGAAGGGACCGAGGCGGATGCCTGCGTAGGAACTTGGCACGAAGACGACTTTGACGGTGCGCCTTATGGCTGGGCGGACGTTAGGGAGTTCGGAAAGCGGCTGCGTCCCACATACTGGGCGGAGATCAACACACCTCCATCATGGTGACAGATTCTGTCACCCTTGGGGTCTACGGGCTATTCGGCTTGACCGCCCACGCCTTCAGCGCTTCGAACCGCACCACGACCGTGCGTCCGAACTCGCGTAGCGCGTTGATATAGGCGGCGGTCGTCCAGTCGTTCGATACCTCGGGCACGGCCGGATCGGCGGGCAGATCAGCGACCAGCTCCGCCGGCGGGACCGGCGGGCTTTGCGGCCTGATCGGCGGCCCGCAAGCTGGCAAGGAAAGCGGCAAGAGCAGGGCTGCTAGGCGTAGGGTGAGCCGCATCGATCGTCTCCGATAGGATTTGCGCGTCGCGCTTGGTGGTGGTGGCTGCTGCGGCCAGGCCCTGCGCCAGCGCCGTCAGGCCAGCGACGTCGCGTTCCCGCGCGGCAGTCTCGGATTTCAGATTTCCGCTAAGATCGGAAATCTGCTCGCGCTGTTCCTCGATCGTCGATTGCATGCCGCGAACCCAGAGTACGACTCCGATCAGCGCTATCGCCGAGACGACCCATGGCGCGACCTTCAGCCAGAACTGCGCCGTCTTGAGGGAGGCGAGGAACATCATGCCAGCACCTTCAGCAACCGCGCGCGCCGCGACGCCACCGCCTCAAGCCCAATCGTGCCGCCGTTGGTGATCTGCCGCGCCTTGCGGAAGTCTCCGCGATCGATCGCATCGTTGACCTTGCCGCGCCGCCAGAACTCTCGCGCGATCACCAGGCTATCAGCCGGATCGGCGGCAAGATCCGGTTGTTCGATCAGCGGCAGGCCCACCGCTACGCCATAGAGGGCGTAATTCGCCTTGCCGGTGAGCTGGAGCATCCCGCGCCCGCGATAGGTATATCCGTCGCGCGAGGGATACGGCGCGTTGCCCATCCGTCCACCATAGGCGCGCGATGCAATCTCAACCGGCCGGCCCACAGCAGCCGCCGCCTGCGCAGGCGTGAAGTGCGTCGACCATTGTTTGAGCATGGTCGCGGCCGAGTAGCGCAGATCCTCCTCGAACCGGACGAAACCGCCAGTTTCGTTGCAACACTGCGCGATGAACTCCGCCAGGCGCGCAGGCTTGTCGCTGATCGGATCATCGGCCAGCCAGTTCGCACCAGCGCGGCCGATCGCGCGAATTGTCTCATCCGCCTGCCGGCCGGCGGCATAGGCAAACAGCGCCGTGAACGTCAGTGGGCCCGGCTTTCCGTCGGGCGCACCGCATGCGTAGCCGGCGAGCGTCAGCGCTCGCTGGCCCTTTGCCCATGCGATCATAATGGTTCCAGTTCTGGTTGGGTTTTCAGGCGGGCTGTGGCGTCTTCCAGTGCCGGCCCTACTGGGCTGGCGGCGCCCGCCTCGGTGGTTTCGTGCAGGAAGCGGCTGAGCGGGCGCCTTGGATCACTTGTCGCCGACGAGCCCGTCGAGGGCGGACGCAGCACGGGCCTCGAATTTTGCCTGCACCAGCCGAATCAACCGCTCGGCCGAAAAGGCCGTTAGGGCTCCGACAACAACCTTGTAGTTGCCCTGCGCGCGGATGAGATCGGAAAAGAGGATCGCCAGCACCACGACGATCCCGAGCAACAGCACATCGCCGAGAAACCCGCGCCAGGAGAGCGGCTTGTTTTGCTTGAGCGCCTCGCCGTAGCGCGCCGCCGTACCGATCAACACGCCGACGACGGGCGCAGCATAACGTGCCGCCGCCGCTGTTGCGGCGTCGAGATATTCGTTTGCCATGTGGGGATCCTTCGGCCGGAGAGGAGGGCCACTATGAGACGGTCAGTTGATCAAAGGTCGCAGCGCCTCAGTCGAACACCGCATCTGGATCGAGATCGATTGTCGGCAGATCGACCAGAAGGTGCCATTTCGCCGCGTGCAGCGGATCCTGCCGGACGCCGTCGCTCAGCGTAAAGTCGCCGGCATTCGGGCCATTGTCGATGATGCGCGGATCGCCGTGCGCGCCGGGCGTTGGAATGGCCCCTACTTCGGCGGCCTGTGCTGCGGTGAGCAGTAGAAAGCGGATGGTCATATGTGTCCCTTCAACGGATGGTTTGTTCGACGGCGCGGCGCATTCAGGGAAGTTCGGTCGCCGGGTTCAGATACTCGTCGTCAGCGTACAGCCCACCCGTTGCTGTCTCCTTGTTGAAGTAGGCGATGATCTCGGCAACCGCGTCCTCGACCGTCCGATCGGAACCGCTTGCCTCCAGATGCTCGGCCGCGGCGACATTGAGCGTCCAGCTCTGCTGCTTGTTCTGGAAGAACGACGAGCTGCTCAGACCGATCGGTGTGCCCCACAGCCCCATGAAGACGGACAATTGCGATGCCGATGCGGGCACGGTGCCGGAAAAACCACTGCACACCACGATCTGGAGGCCGAAGCCGGGCTGATCGTAACCGGGGAGGATCGTGCGCGAGATCATCTGCGGAGCGCTTGAGGGGCGGGTCGTGATCGATGTCAGCGCCATCAGGCCGTTGGTGTTGCCTGTCGTCGTGTTGGTATAGGCCAGCATTGCGTTGATCTCGACGGCGCTGGTCTGCTGTCGATCGACGTGGAAGATGCGCCAGAATATCCATGTGCCGGCCGCATGCGCATACATATAGTCGCGGGCCCACGTGGACGCCTCGATCTTGGCGCCCTGATTGGCGTTGTTGTGGTTGACCTGGCTGATGATGCCCTGAATTGCGCCCTTGGCCGTCAGGGCCGCCTTGAAGGATTGCGGCGTGTTGGATGTGCCGATGGTGAGCAAGGAATCCATTGCGCTTTCCGCGCCGCCGGTCAGCGCGGCGGCCTCCTTGCGCGCAAGGTTTCGGATCACGACGGTCGCGCCGGCGGCGTTGGCCGGCACGCTGGCCTGCTTATATTGGGAGTTGGTCGGCTCGTGGAAAACGAGCGTCCCATCCTTGATCATCCGGTTAGGGCGAACCTTCTCCGTCAGCAGAGCGTTATTGAACGAGCGCGAAGCGCGCAGCAGAACGCCGGTATCAGCCATTTTACCACCACCTTTTCAGATCAAAGATTTGAGCGAAGCCCTTCCGGGCAACTGTGTTTCCGGCCACCGAGAGATGCTTGAAGTCGGGCGCCATCAAGCTGGGCGGAATGACATCGTTGGCGATTGCCGTGTTGTCCGGGCCAGTTGCCGTGAGGCCGGCGACGGTCAGGCCGCATTCGATAAGGTAGCGGCGTATGTCGAAGAACCGGCCTGCCGTCAGGATATTGCCTGCCGCATCCCATGTCGCGCCCCCGAACTGGACGGCGCAGGCATTATTGTGGGCAACGATGCGGTTATAGCCTGTCGATCCGCTATTCTCGGATCCGTCGGACAGCGTCGTGATCCCGACGAACAGGATGCGCGGGATCAGGTTTTCGTTGTAGTTGAAAGCGTTGGTATACCCGGCCTGCGTGACGGATGCGTACTGCGTATTGATGTCGTTGCGGCCGATCCAGATCAGGTTAGCAGCGCGACGGCCAAGGCGGCCCACGTCCGGAATGAAGACCGTACCGGCCGGGCACGCGATCGTCGCGCCCGCCATAGTGCGCAGGAACGTGTAGGCATCCGACGTATCTTTGATGATCCGCCCCGGTACCGATCCGCTGGGCGTCTCCAGCGTTCCGGATAGCTCGGCATAGATATGATAGGCATTGTTCGTCAGCAGCGGGATGCTGAGCGTGACGGCAATAGATCCGCTCGCGGGGATCGTGTTGCCGGCCATCGTAACCTGCGTTGGCTGCGAACCCTGCCGGGCCAGAATGCGCACCGTATCCTGCGCAGCGATCCCGCCATGATAGACCGACACATCGGGCCTGAGCGCCGCGAGCTGATCGATGTAGGGCGAGTTTCCGGTTGCCGTGTCGGAAAGAGAATCTCCCCAGACATACAATTTCTTCGGCGTCGCGGTCGCCTGCCGGGGTGCGGCGCTGCCATTGACCGGCACGACATATCGAAGGTTGCCGGTGACGTAGCTGACCAGGCCGCCATCTATAGCCGGTGAACGGGCATCAGTGCCCAACGTCGTGAGGAGGATGGCGCCGCTGCCATTACGCGCCTCGCTCTCCAGATATTGCCTGCCATCATCGTCCAGGCTGGGGATGACGACATAATTCGCATCATAGAGAAGCGGCTCGGGCACCTCGACAGCCGAGGCCCCGGAATATTCCGAACCATCCAGACGGACGCCGTAGGCGATGACATCGTCAGGGTCGGCGAAGACGTAAAGCCAGCCGCTCTCCGGGGGAAGGCTCTCGAACCTCAGAGCCACCTTCACACCATCCGTGGCCGATGCGACCAGATCGGCAAGGAAAGCCGGCGTCACCTGAAGATCGCCGATATAGAATTGGCCATCGGCCTTCGCCCACCAGGAGACGACGCCGGCAGGATCGATATAAGCGAACCCACCACCCGCTTCGGCGGGGAGCTGCTCGAACCGGCCGCCGATGGGATCCGCAAACATGCGCGCGATCACGTCCGGCGCAAGGGCGGGCGGGTCGATGCTCTCGGGCGGAGCCTCGAACAAGTCCGGCGCCAGCACACCATCGTCGCGCACCAGGCGAACGAAGGTATCGGCGGGATCGCCGATACCGAACATATAGCCGGTTTCAGCCGCCAATGGCTCAACCGTGGCAGCGAGATCGTCAGCGGTCTCCTTGACGCCATCAATGCGCGTTGCGAGCTTGCCAAGGGTATTGCTGCTCGTGTCGGCCGTGCCGATGAGCGCCGTGGAAGCGGCAATTATGGCGTCGCCCTGCGCCGCACTCACAGGCTTGTCGGCGTCCGCCGTATTATCGACGCTCTCAAGCCCAACGTCAGCTTTGACGAGGGACACGTCGCCGGCCATTCCCGCAACCGACTGAACCGGCGCAGCGGCCGCCGCCTCGGCGGCCGTTACCTTCGTAGCGATTGCGCCGGCCAGCCCAGCTTCGGCGCTTGTAGCGCGAGATACTTCGGCCCCAATCGCTGCTACCTGGGCGGTGTCAGCGGCACCGCGAGCCGTAGCCTCTGCGTTGAGGTTGCCTTGAATGGCAGTGTCAGCAGTGGATCGGGTCGTTGCCTCAGTGTTGATATTGGTCTGAAGCCCCGCAGCCGTCGCGATGAGCGAGGCATCCAATGAGCCCAAGGCATCGAGCACGGCCGCGCCCTCGCCGACCGATACCTCGATAACCTGGCCGCCATTGCTGACGACGGTGACGTCGATGCTCATACCTTGGTTACCCCCGGAACAATAATGAAGGAGCCGAAAAGCCATTTCTGGCGATCACCGCCGGAGGGCGTGATGTGCATGTCCCAGGCGAGCTGGACCTCTTCGCCGACGCGTAAGGCAGCAGGTGCATGCGAGGCGTCCGCAAGCGTGCCGACGTTGATCCGCATTTCGACGGTCGAGATCGGATAGAGCCCTGACGTATCGACCCCGGCCAAACGGAGTCCCTCGGCACCGGCCGAAACGCCGCCGGCTAAGTCGATCAGCGGCGATCCCGGATTGTCGGGCTTCGGGCGTATCTGCGCCTTCAGCGTCGCCCCGGTCAGGTTTATGCCCTTGAATCGAAAGGTTTCGACATAGGGCGTCCACCGATCGACGCGCAGATCGACCCTGGCAGCTTCAGCCATGCTTTGCTCCGATGATGTAGAAGGGATGAGCCCGGTCAGGAGACCGAGGCGTAACTCTTGCTGTCGGGGTAGAGGCCGACGGCGCCGCCGCCGCCCGTGTCGGTCACGGTCACGCGCAGCCAGACGCCCTGGCCGTCACCGCCGGGGTTGGCGATTGTAGCGCTCCACACCAGCGTTTCGTCTTCGCCCGATGGAATGTTCGATGTCGTCGCCGCCGACCATGTGCCGGCCGTCCATGGTTGCGACCAGTCCGATCCGTCGAGAGAATATTCGGCGAGCAGGGAACAGCCCGTGGGCCCGCCGGCGGCAGCAAAGTGAACGTTGCCCTGATAGGTTACGGTCTGGCCGGTGTTGGCGATGACGATCGGCGTATACATCGTCACACCCGTCGAATTGATCGGGACCGCGCCATAAGGCGAGGCTCCTGCGCCGCCGGTGGCGCCATCGCGAGGTGTCGAGATCGTCACGGCTTGCTTCATCACACGACTGCCGACCGACGCCGTAACAACGGCGGAGGCGGGCGTTACCGTGATGTCGGTGATCGTGACGAGCCCGGTGGAGTTCACGGTTGCGTCGCACCCGGTGGTTGCGATCGAATAGGTGGCGGTCTCGTGGATATCCGTGTCGCCGTCATAGAAGATGATCTGCGCGGTTACCGGCAGCGCGCCGCTCTTCGGCGTGCCGTCGGCATCGCAGGGGATTGTAAGCGCGCCAGGGCTTATCGCGATCGAGAGGCCGTTAATGCTGCCGGTAGATTCACCGGACGTGACCGGACCGAGCACGAGACGATCGCCAAGCACGCCGCGGACCCTGTACCGCACCCCTACATAGTAATCGGTCAGCGGGGTGACGCCGGTAATCTCCTTGCGCGTCACGGTTGCCGCATCGAGCGAAACACTGCGCCAGGTGCTCGATCCGGCCGGCAGCAATTCGAACAGAACCGCCTCAGCATTCGCATTGCCGACCGATCCCGTCACCACGAGGGCCGCGATCGAGACCCCGCCCTCCGTAAGCGTCGTGCCGGTCAGCGCCCAGTCGCCAGCATCCGGCGCCGGCAGATCTCCGATATTGGGGATGGACAGATCAGGGGTAGGCGGGGCCACGCCCGTCTTTCCCAGCGCGTAATCGTGCTTGCCAGGCGTTTCGGTGCGGCAGGTCAGCCCGATCACGAGGCTGGTCGCATCGATCTCGCGCTGCCGGATGATCACGTCGCGCGCGACGAGGTTCGCCTCCGGAATGTCGAGCGTGACGCAATCGCCGGGGAGATAGCCGATCGCATAGACCTTGGCCGGAATAGAGATCCCGTCGATCTCGCGCATGTTGAGCATGTCGTAGGTGGCGAGCTCCGCGCCCTGATCCTTGTCCTGCACCAGCGGGTAGCTTATTTCCCTCGGGCGCGAGCCGCCGTCGACGGTCACGTAATCGGTGACGGTGACCGGCTCCAGCGGCGTCATTTCCCAGCCATGGCTTTCCAGCCGCACGCGCGGGATGATGGTGTTGCGGCGCTGGCGAATTGAGGCGCTCGATGGGATGTCGAGGTCGCCCGCCAGATCCTCCGCCGTGATCGTGCCGATCGATACGCGGGGCGCCGAGAACACACACGAGAGGAGGGCTCCACAGGGGAACACCTCGCCGCCGCCGGCCTGCGCGATCATCTTCAGCACGTCCCAGCCATCATCGGACGTCGTGTAGATCGTTCCGCCGACCTTCCAGTTATTGGCCTCGCACACGTTCGCCCACTCGACGAACGGGGCCATCATGATGCCGTCGACTTCGAGCCCGCCGCCGGCGACCAGCACGCCGTTTTGGTAGCGGCCATAGGCCCACGTGATCGCGTGCAGCGCCGGGTTCTCCGACCAGACGTAGGTATCCTCCTGTCCGATCCGACACGCCCCCGCTCCGCCAGGATAGGTGCTGTCGCGCCGCGGATCGTAGACGTAGACCCCTTCGTTCACGCGCAGGCGCTGGGGGATTCCCGCCGGATATTTCTTGCCGTTGGTGTCGAACTTGAGGGTCCACAGGTCGGCCGCGAGCCCGGAAATCTTGGCCGTCGAATCCCAGCCTGGGAATGATCCGAACGGGCCGGCCATAGCGACGGATTCGGGGCACGCACCCAGTTGCTCAGTCAGCCACATATAGTCCGCGTAACGCCCCATGGCGGCGCCACCGGAGAAGGTCACTTCCGCGTTATCGATCAGCAGCGGGCCGAGGCTCTTGATCGGGCCGAGGCTGTGCACGGTCGCCCAGCTCTCATAGGCGTTCTTGGGGCCATAATATTGGCGATGGACGACGCGACCGCCAGATCCGGTTCGCCCCATTTGGTAGGGGATGCCCGATTCCTTATCGATCGTGAATTTCGTTGCGCTGCCGCCGAGCGAAGACTTCGGCTTCGAGGCGAGCAACACCGCGGCAACGCTCAGCACACCCGCCGCCACGCTGGCGACTGTCGCCACGGTCGCGATCGTGGCCAGCGTTGCTGCCGTAGCGCTGCCGGCGGCAACGGTGCCAAACGCGCCCAGCGCCGCTGCTGCGCCGATGCCGGTGGCGATCAGGGCAACGCCGCCCACGATCAGGGCTGCCGTGCGGAGACCCTTACTCACGCGCGCCACGCCGCGATATATTCGAGCGGCTGGAGGATATCCGCGCCCGCCACGTCCTGATGATAGCCAAGCGTGCGGCCGTTCCCCACGGCGATCTGCAGGGCTCCACCGAACGAACCTTCCCCCGGTATCATGACCACATCGCAGGGCAGCGCTGCCGCGGGCGCGATGCGCATCAGCCCCAAGGCGTCGAGCGCTTCCGCCAGATCGCTGAATCCCGCGCGCTTGAGCGCGCGCAACGCTGTCCGTTCGCTCGCATAGGTTCCGGCCTTGCCGAGTTGCGGCCGATGGCCGCGCTGCCGCAGCACGAACGCCGCCAGCCTGACGCAATCGTTCTTCCCCCAAGCGAACGGAACGTGCCGAAAGCGCTGGATCGCAGCCGTCGCGATCTGCTGGCGCGCGATCAGATCGCTCACTGATACACCTCGTTTCCGCGCGGGATGTAGCCGCCCGATTGCGCATAGGTCAGCGAAGAGGGCGGGTTTTCCACGCCCCAATAGCTCGTCTTCTCCAGCCCGCTCATGTTGGCGCAGCCAGTTTCACCGGGCCAGACAAGCTTATGCCAGGCATCCGACAGGCGCGCGCCGATCTCGGCATCATGAAACACCTCGAGCGCCGAGACGCATCGCCATTCGACCGTTCGACTGGCGTGGCCGATACGGAGCCGCGCATAGTCGAGCTTGCCGACGAAGCAGAGCACGGGCTCGGGAAGCAGGAGGCCAGTCGTTCGATCGATCACGCCGAGCCAGCCCTTGACCCGGCTACCCTGCACCTCCGCCGCCGTAAGATCGGACACGGCCGCCGTCGATGGCGGCGCGAACGTCAGGTCCCAATCTGGGGCTTCGTCCTGCATGCCGTCCTTGAGGTTGCCGGCAGCAATCAGAGCGCCGAAGCGATCGTCACGGCCAACAAACTTCTGCCCGCCGAACATCACCTCGCCGGCCCCCACGAGGTGCCGCAGCGTATAATCCGGCAAATCGGCCTGGATGAGTGGCGCGATCGGCGACAGGCCAGCGCGAAGCTCGTCCGTCATGCCGGGCGTCAGGCGAAAGCTCATCCTCGCTCCTGGATCGAAAAGCTGACAGGCTCGCCGCGGTTGCGGCTCATGGCGCCAGCGACATCGCCCGAAAGCTGGCCCTCGATCATCGGCGCGTCGAAATCACACCCCTCGTTGTCGACCGTGAGGAATCGCAACATTGGCCATATCGGCAGCGCGATAGTGCCGCTCTCCGACACGAACGTCGGTTGTCTGATCATGTGCGTATAGCGCACGCCGCCATGGATTATGTTGAAGAACCGTCCGCGCTGTAGCTGGATATTCGGCGTCATCCCGTCGAGGTTAAGCGTCGAGCCGGATTGCCCACCACCGGTGACGAGCGGCGCGCCGTGGGACGGCTCCCCAGCCATATCCGGCTGGTAGATCGCGATCCGGGCATCGGCGGTCGTGGCTTCGAAGATGTCGGCAATGAATAGACGGCGCTGATCGTCCTGCCGGAACTGCGCTGTCTTGATGTCGGCGGCGAAACGATCGCCGATGCGAGGCACGGGCAGCGACCAGCCGCCAAGCGGGCCTTCCTGGTTGCCCGACACCAGCACGGGGCGCATCGACACGCCGGCAATGCGCGTCCAGCCGATCTCGACGCTCACCAGCTGCGGCCAAGCCGGCGGGTGGCCGTCGCGCGGCTTTCTGCCTGCGCCATGCTCGCGCCGCCAGCCGTGCCGCGAGCCGCGGCGGCATCGGCCATCGGCGCTGCGACGCCAGCGGCAGTCTGCTGGACGATCACGTCGAACATGTCGCCCTTGATCACCTGCACGCGCAGCCCGCTGCCATCATTTGCGGCAAGCATGCGGCGCGTCTGTGCGGCAGGGGTTACGCTCGACCCGCGCGGGAGGCGGATCAGTTCGGGTCCATTCTCCGCCACCCATGCCAAGCCGCCGGGGGCGTAGTCGGTGCCCGAGGCGAATTTCGGCGCGGTCGCCGCGATCGTGGCGCTCAGATCGGCCGAAGAGATGCCGGTATTGAGCCCGGCGGCGCCCCCGAAGATCTTGCCGATCGAGCCGAACACGTCGGTCAGCGTCGTCGAGTGCGAGCCGCCGAGCAGGTTCTTCAGCGGATTGATCGCGGCGAGCTTAAGGAACTCCTGCAGCAGACTCTGGGCGTTGATCTTTCCGCGGGACAGGTCGTCGACCATGCTGGATGTGAAGCTGCGCACCTCGTCGATGGCATCCCGCGAACGCTCGAGCGCAACGTTCATGGCATCCTGCGCTGCAACGCCGTCGAGGATCGCCTTTGCCTCGTCGTCGGTGATGCCGCGTCCCTGATTTTGCAGCTCTATCTGTTTTGCGAACTGATCGAGGATAACCTGACGCTTATCGGCAGACATCCCGATCGTGGCCAATTCGAGCTGCGACAGGGACAAGGTATCGCGCTGGGCGGCGATCTGCTCCACCGCGAATTTCGTGGGCTGCAGTCGCTCCTGCTGTGCATCATCGAGACCCTTGAGGAATTCCTTATAGCTGACCTTGCCGGCCTCGCCGAATTTATTGGAGAAGGCCTCAATCATCGGCCCAAGCGTCGGCTCGATGTTCAACTTGGCCAGTTCTTTGGCGAGGTCCTTTGCCTCCTTCGTCGCAACGCGCTGTGACGCCGCCAGCGCCTTATGGGCGGCATCCGCCGCATAGACGGCGGACTGAGCGGCAGTGAGTTCTTTTTGATAGGCAGCCTCTGATTTCGTGCCGTCCTCAACGGCTTTGCGCCCCTCCACCTGCACAAGGTTGAGGCGGGCTTGAGCCCGCTGCTGCGTGTCCGTCGCAGCGGCGAGCTTTGCCTTTGCCTCTGTCAGCGAAATATCGGGCTTGTCGCGGCCAAAATCACCAAAGGCCTTCAGTCGGTCATCCGGGCGCCCGTTGCCCTGGAGCAATCGCAGCTGCGCGTTGAGCGATTGAATACCTCGGCCCTTTGTCACGAGCTCGGCGAGCGCATCGCTCATGGGTTTGATGTATTGTTTGCCGGTATCGCCAAACTTCGAAAGGCTGGATATCGTGTTCGTCAGTTCGCCGAGTGACCCAGGCACGCCCTTCAGCACCTGGCTGTAGGCCTCCATCGTCTGCGGAAAAACCGAGAACAGGCTGTCTGCACGGCGCTTAGCGACTTGTAGGTCGCTCAGCGCATCCTTTTTGTCGCCTTGCGTGCCGAGCGCCGTGTTCTGAATGAGTGCTACGTTTTGTTCTTTAATGCGGCCGGTTGTGCGGTCGATAATAGTCGCCAGATGTTCTTGGCGCTCCGCGAGCTTGTCCGCAGCCGATCCTGTATCAAACAGTTTATCGGCGAATCCCGAGGCTAGGACCGTTGCCAGTGTAAGGGCGATGCCGAAGGGTCCATTGAGGAAGGCGCCGACCTTTCCGAGGGCGCCGCCCATCCCGCCGAGAGCGCCGGCGGCCTGGGGCGCTTGCTGGGCAAATGCACGAAGGACACCCGTCCCACCGACGACCTGCACCGCAAAATCTTGAAACTGGAACCCGAGGTTCTGAATCGCAAACTTGCGGGCGTTGTCGTTTGCTGCGCCGCGGCCCTGCTCGGCACGCGCCTGCTCTAGCGCGCGGGTGGAAAGATCAACGGCACGCTTGTGCTCGCCTTCACTGATTACGCCACGTGCGAGCAGTCCATTCGCAACCTCAAGCTCGTGATCATAGGCCGCCTGGGCGGCGCGCAGCGGGTTAATCGCGTTCAGCAGCGCGTTGGCCTGGCGCTCCTGTTCCGCGAGCAATCGAGCATATTCGGAGGCACGGGCATTCGCGGATCGATCGTAACCGGTCCCGACCGAACTATCGATCCGCGACTGGATCGGTGTCGACATGAAGGCGTCGACCTTGCGAGTAGCATCGACCTGCTTTTTGGTGACGGCATCGATATCGTCGCCGGTCTTCTGCCAGGCTCCGGACGCGCGCTTCGCCGCAGCGTCGCCAGCATTACCGATTTCCTCGAAACCGGATTTAATCTCCTGCTTGCCCTCCATCCCAAGGCGGAGCGCTACGGCTGGCTTACTGGCCATGCGTTTCCTCCTCTTCGGATGGGTCGGCCTCGCGGCCGATTAGGATCGCAGATTCCGCCGTGGGCAGCACATCGGCGAGGAGCGTCAGATCGACGCCGCGGGCTGAGCCGATCGCCATGACGGCGCTATAATCGAGCGCGAACGGGACACCCATTCCGCCGACACGAAGCTGCGATCCGCAGTCTGTCAGGACGCCCCAAACACCTTCGCCCTCATCGGTAAGCGGCTCGTGCTCTAGGTACGGGCAGCCTTTCGAGCCCGTTTCCGGGGCGGGCTTGCACCGGCCTTCGGTTTCGGCGTTGCAGGAGAGCGAGCAGTATCTTTCGCCGGCGTCTCCACCGCTCCAGTGCCAGGAAGCGAGCCGGCCGATGCGTTTTTTTCCCGATCCCGCATGATCCAGGGGGTGATGTAAGCCTGATCGGCGGCACCGTAGGCGTCGGCGTTCGCGATGAATGCTTCGACCGTCTCAGAATTGACCGGCAGGGGATTCCCATCGGCGTCGCCGACACCTTCCCACGCCACGATGCCGTGCCGGAGCAGGCTTTCACCGATGGCGTCGCTGGCAGCCACTACCGCGCCTTCATCGGCGACCAGGATGTCTCGCACCGCTTCGCCCCCAGCCCGCGCCGCCTTCTTACCCACCGGCGCGAAGCACACGCGAACGCCGGGGAGAAGGAACGGGCGCAGATCCCCCGGATCGTTCGATGGGATGTCGCCCAGCCACTCTGGGGCGAGCTTAAGCATATGAGGTAACATCGTTCGTGAGGGTGGCAACAACGCTGGCGGCGGTCGCGCCACTGGCCTGCCACTGATAGGTGGCCTGGATGCCGTTCGGACCCGAGATGGGGCGCTTCGCGGGCGGCAGGAAGATGCGCGGGCAGGCGAAGATCAGCCCAAAGGTCGAGACCGCCCAGCCGAAATCGAGCTCGATCGGCGTGCCGGCACTCGCTGCTGCCATCAGCGTCGTATCCTTCCATCGAACGGTCGTCGTGCCGCTCATGGTGATCATGCCCGGGTCGCTATCCTCGATCCGGCCATCGGCCTGGATCGTCTCGACCTTCTCCAGTCCATTGGAAAAGGTGAAATCCGTCGATACGACGCTGCCAAGGACCGAGCCATCTTTCTTCACATAGCCAGTGGCCTGCGGGAATCGCTGGATCGGGAGCGAGGCGGTGGCGCTGCCACCCGCGGCGCTCGTTCCGGAAACAGCTGTCTCTCCGATCGCGATCAGGCTGCAGGTCGCATTGAGCAGGCCCGATCGCGACATGCTGATGCGCAACTGACTGCCGCGCACCCCGCGATGCACCGTATAGGCGGGGATTTCCGGCGCACCGATCTCGACCGACATGCTGGGGAGGCTGGCGGCGCCCGACGTGAAGACGTGCTGCTCGAGAGACGAAACTGCGGTTGTCACCGGCGCGCCGAAGAACAGCTTCAGCATGTGCCCGAAGTTCCGCACGTCGACTGGCACGACGATGTCGCCGTCGTTCGTTGCCACATCCGGCGTCGGATCCTGCATCTCCCGTCCCATGCCGAGCAGGTCGGAAGGGATGAGCGGGCGCTCTTCGCCGAGGGTGTGGCTGACGAAGGGGATGCCGAACCAGCTGGAGCCACCGGCCGGGACAGTGCCAGGGGTCGTTTCGAAGGCACCAAAGGCCTTCGCATTTGCGCCGCGCGCTCGTGCCATTGGTAGTCTCCTAAAGCGGATGCGTCGTGGAATAGGTGGCGGTCAGGAGCGCCTGCGCCTCGCGCGCCGGGGTGGCGCCGGCTTCGAAAAGGCTTTCGATCGCGGGGGCGAACCCATCGAGATAGTCGACCAGGCCGCCCAAGGTCCGGTCTGCCTCGATCGCCTCGCTGAACGCCTCGAGCATGGCGGCGACAGCGGCGGTAGCGCTCTCGCCGATTAGCACCTTGCTGGCAGCGAAAGTCGCGGGGATCTGGTGGCTGTAATTGTATACCGGCGGAGAGAGATCGATCTCCGGTTCCCCTGGGTCGCCGTATTCGAAGGTGATGCGGCCGCCAGGCGAGAGGCGATCGGAAGCCGGGCGATCATCATCAGGTGACCTGACGTCTATGTCAGCGGCCGGGATAGCTGCCATCGCCAGCGCCTTCAGAGCGGCGAGGATTTCGAGCTGGATGCTCACCGGCTCCACTCCTCGGTCAGCAACTGCGGCAGGGTTGCGGCGGCGCGGTTCAAAGCACCCGACAGATCCAACTTTTTCGGAACCTTCACCGACGCGACGAGCGCGAACATGATGACCATCTGCACCGGGCGCGGATTCCGCGTCTTCCCCGACAATTCCTTCTGCGAGGCGCTGCGCCACCGGCCGGTCGCCTTCCGCACAACCAGATCACGCATGACCAAATAACCGACGGCGCGGTGGCGTGTGCTCGGGGTGCGGAAACCCTTATCCGAGGGGCTGATGAATACGAGCCGCCGGCCATATCGCGCCTCGACCTCCTTGGGCGTCATGGCCCTCCCTGCGCGCACGCGGGGCGCGTCATCGGTCGGAATGGCGAGGAAGCGACGGCCTGCCTTTGCAACGATTGTCGCGCCGCGCGCGTAAGCGTCGATAATGCCGGGCGCTTTCGACCAGACATAGGCGGCCGGCGTCATGCTCGGGGTGCGCGTTGGATATATCTTGTCCTGCCACGTCTTCGCGAGCCGTTCCGACATGCCCGCAGCGCGAATCTGTCCGCGCAATTCCTCTTTCAGGCCATCGCCTGCGCGGGCCATCGCTCTCATCGAGCCCTGCGCCACGCCCTTTTCTGCGGCGTCGAGCGCGGCACTCAGGCCGGTCATCTTCGCCGAGACGCTGAACGTCATGCCGGCCCGAGGAAACAGGTCCAGGAGAGGCCCTCGACATCGAGACGCGCGCCGCCCTGGATGAGAAATGTTTCGCGCGAAACCTCGCTGCCCGCCTCGTCCAGCTTTAGCAATGCCAGTTCGCCACCATCGGCCGGTTCGTCGACATCCGAGCGCATGATGCTGACCTGTTCGGTGTCGAGCAGGATCCCGGTTCCCGCCTCGGCGGATCCTTGCGATCGGATCACCATGATACGTGGCGCCGGATAGCCGCCAGGAGGGGTATAGATCGCCGCCACCGCAAGCACGGAGCGATGAAGCGCCGCGAGCGCGGTGGCGAACGGATCAGGCATCGCTGTTTACGAGAGCTGGCCGGTCAGCTTGACCCTGCCGGTGGCATCGCCGGAGGCAGCTGCCTGCGTGAACGCGCCGATGAGCTTGTTCGCCCCGGAAGCGGCGCTGGTCGTGAAAACGAACGCGGTGTTATCCCAATAGGCCAGCTGGCCCTGGGTTGCAGCGCCGGCGGCCTTCGGATGATCGAACACGCCAACGGTGTCGCCCTCGACCGATGCGCCGCTGGCGGCCGCCGAGGTAGCGATCGCGAAGATGGAGCCGACGAGGAAGCCCGCGCCGCTGGTGAGCGTGCGGGGGGCGGTGAGGGTAAGGACGTTACCCGGTTGAATCTTGTTCTTCATGGGAATCCCTTTCGGATTGCCGGAGGAAGCGAGGGATCAGCCCTTCGCTTTCGCCTTGGATGGATCGGAGGCGGCGATGTGCACAGCCGGCGCCTTCTCGACCGCGTCGGCCGGGAAATCGTCGGTCACATCTTCGGCGAGCTCGGCCTTGATGAGGCGTTCAGCCTCTTCATCGGACAGATGCAGCGATCCTTCGTGAGGATGGCGCAGCGCGCCGTTCACGTAGGCCGGCCCGAGCAGATTGACGAACTTCATGTCGGTTCTCCCGATGCGGAAGGGGCGGCGGCGAGCCGCCCCATTCCGAGTTTCACAATGTCAGGTGAGGATCAGGCGCCCGGCTGTTTATATCCCGAGCGCCAGTTGATCGCGCCGACGCCATAGTCGTGGCGGATCTTCCATTCGACGCCGTCGATGCGCCAGCCGTCCTGGCTCTCGCTGTACGGCTCGGTGACGCCGTTCAGGAACACGACTTCGATCGTCGGCGAGAGGTTCGGATCGGCGAAGGCATAATACGCCGTGCCGGTCAGGCGTGGCGTGTCGACCACGTCGTTGAACAGCCCGTTGACGATGTTCGGCACCTGGAACTTGCTGGTGACGTCGGGATCGTACTGCGCAGCGTTGACGCGGCGAACCGAGCCGCCGAGCGAGAGAGGAGCAACGATGACGCTGGGGCGGATATCCAAGAATTCGTTGTTGCTCAGGTCCTTCTGAGAACCCATGGCGACGCGGATCGCATCGAAGGCGGCAACGCTGGGGGCAACGCCGGGGCTGGCAAGATTGCCATGTGCCGAGGAGAACAGGGCGTTGCCATCGTTCATGGTCGGATTCGAGTTCAGGAGCGCGTAGACGTCCACCTCGATGGTCAGCTTCGCGGCGCGCCCGAGATCGGTGGCCAGGCCGGAGAAGATCTCCATCTCGTTGTCGTTGACGATCGCCTGCCGGGTCAGGCCGACGATATTGCCGACCGTCTTCGCCTGGATGAGCTCCTTGGCAAGATCGGGGATGACCTTGTTCTTGAACTCGCCATGCTCGTTGACCTGATCGAGCGAGCCGAAGGTGCCCTTCAAGTAACGGCTGGTCGACCGGAAGTCGGTGACAGAACCGGTGCCGCAGAAGCGCGACCACGTGTCCGGCGTGGTGGCATAAGCCGCCTGCAGGATCTTGTGGAGCGCGGTTTCGAAGAGGACGGGGAAGTCGCTCTGCGTCTGATAGCCACGAGCGCCGCCGATCATTGCCTCGCGGACGACGGCGTCGGGGTTGCGACTATCGAAGCGGACGCCGGCCATGGCCAGCGCCTCACGGGCGAGGTCGGCATTGCGAACGCCGCGGAACTCGCCCGGATCGAGCCGGATCGTCTCGCCACGCAGCTTCGCGGCGGCTTCGATCATAGGGGCGACGCCCGCCTTCACGAGCAGCCAATTCGTCGCACCCTCGCGGAACTTGTCGCGAGCGTCCTGGGTGACGACAGCCGGGCTATTGTGCCCGACATTCTGCGCGTCGCCGGCTTCGGCCAGCTTATCGAGGATCTTCTCGCGGGCAACGGCGAGCGTGGTGTCACCGGCGACGAGCTCGTCGATGAACTCGGTCGGCAGTTTGTGCTTGGTGCCGAGAGCGCGGATGCCGGAGACGCGGGCGCGCTCGGTGGCAACGGCCGCCTGGACGTCGGCGGCGGTGAGGCCCGCGGGCGCAGGCGCCTGAGCGAGGGCGCCGGTGGCCGGGAGCGCGTCCTGCGCGTCGAGGGCGATGGCGGAGCGAGCGATCTTATCGATCTCCTCCTGCGTGCCGCCTTCGGCCTGGAACTTGGAGATTGCGGCAACCAGCGCCGCGCGGGTCGTATAAAAGTTCATCATTTTCTCCTGCGGAGCTGGTGGGGCGGGCGGGGCCGCCTTCGGCTTCCCGATCGTGGCCATGGCCGAGATGCGGGAGGTCTTCGGGGCCCTGCGGAACCCGAATGCGGTGACGTCGCAGGCCGCGGCACTGGATGCCTCGACCACCTGCGTTACGAATTTCTGCTCGAGCGCCTGTTCGCTGGTCAGCCAAGTCTCGGCATCGAGCATCTTGACGAGCGTTTCGGCGTCGATGCCGGTCTGCGCGGAATAGATGCGCACAAGCTGGTCACGCAGCAGGTCGAGCTTATCAGCAGCAGCGCGCAACTCGACGGCATCACCAATGGCTACATCCCATGGTGGATGGATCATCATCAAAGCATTGTCCGCCATGAGGATTTCATCGCCGGCCATCGCCAGAACCGACGCCATCGAAGCGGCGAGGCCGTCGATATGCGTGGTGACCTTACGCCCCTTCGCCTTTTCCCGGCCGAGCGCGTTGAAGATCGCCAGGCCCTCCATGACGTATCCGCCAGGACTATTGATCCGGACATCCAGATCGTCGTCGCCAGCCGATATGCGCGGTACGAGCGTCTTGGCGTCGAGGGCGTCCCATTCGTCGCCAACGATTCCGTAAATGAGTATCTCAGTCATTGCCGCCTCCGGGCGCCGCTGGGCTACGCAGCATTTTTCCACTTTCGCCGGGCGGCGATCGCGTTGATGTGGGCGGCGCTGACCCCGAACTGTGTGGCCAATCGGCGCCTAGAGTTCGGATCCAATCCGAGCAGGCGGATCTCGCTGACCTGACCCGATGTCAGTCTGGCGTGACCGTTTCTTTCGCCATCGTTCTTTCGGCCGTGAGAAACCTTGTCCGCCTCGTTCTCCACCGGGGTGGCCCATCTCAAGTTCGCAGGGCGATTGTCGAAATGGTCGCCATTGGAGTGGGCGGCCTGCTTTCCTGCCGGGCGGGCGCCATGGAATGCCGCGCAAACGAGAGCGTGGACCGAATGCGTGTGTCGGCCGCTGTCGTCGGAAAGCTGCAGGATCAAATAAGGTATGTCGGCGCCGCTCTTGGCGGGCGACAGGACGCGCTCTTTGTACGTGCAGACGGTCTCGCCGCCCCAACGATTGCGACGGCGCGTGATACGCTGGAGCGATTTGATCCGGCCGGACGACGATGCCTCGTAGAGTCCCTCCCAGCCGGGAATAGCGCGCCATTCCTCCGTCATGCTGACCCTCGCTTGTCGCGTTCAGTCCGAGCTTGGGCTGTCGCGGGGGTGACGGGATTGCCGACGGCGGTGACTTTCCGCGGGTCGCTGTCGAAGGTGAGGCCGAGCGCATCGAGCTTCGCTGCATCGGCGGCCCACTCAGCCATGAACTTGTCGGGATCCTCGCCGCGCTCGCGCGCCGCGGCGGAAATCGTCGACAGGCCGGCGCGGATCGCGTCGCGGATCGCGGGCACCTCGCTCGCCGGGTCGAGCATCTCGGTTGGCGGCGGGGTCCAGCGCATTTCGACATCGGAAACGTTCTCTCCGGTCGCCTCTAGCGCGTCGAGGAACCAGCGCTCCACCGATCCGCAGAATTGCGGGATGAACATGAGCCACTGCCAGGTGGAGACGGCGCGGCGGAATTCGAGGCGGCCCAACCGGCCGGAAATGAAACTGACGTTCGACAGATCGCCGGTCAGGACCTCGTATGGAACTCCCAGGCCGACCGAAACCGCGCGAAGCGAGACCTTGGAATATTCAGCATAACCGTCGACACCCGGAGGGCTGGAGAACGTGATCTCCTCCCCATTCCGAAGATATTGGTAGGTTCCCGGCTCGACGTAATCGAGCGGCTCTCGGTCAATCACGTCCTGGCCGGGAACTTCGGGGTCCTCACCCTCGCTTACGATGCCGGGAATCGTGGCTGCATCGTCATCGCCCTTGACCACGCCGACAAACGCCGATGCGATTTTCTGGCGGGTAAGCTGGCCGTCTTCGTAATCTGCGAAATCGCGCATCCGAAGCACGACAGGGGCCAGCCAGGTTGCGCCATGCTCCTGCTCGGGGCGATCAGCGCGGAAGATATGAGCGACCTCGCTCGCGGCAATGAACGTGGAGCCCAGCCGGCCGGTCTGATTCCCGCCGGGATGGCCATTGTAGAGCCAATATCCCTCGCGCCGGCCGATCGGACTGAACTGGATTCCGCTGATATTGAAGCCCGAGACGGCGCCAGGTGCCGCGGACATCGGGCCATTCTTCGACGGATCGATATAGTCGGGCTCGAGCAGCTGCAGCTGGAACGGGAGTGGGAAGCCATCGCGCCCGCGGCGCCAGCGCCGACGCATGATGACCGCGCCGCTCTCCACGATCGAGCGCGCCGCCTGCAACTGCAGCCCATAGAGATCGTGCCGGCCGGAGGCGTCGCACGACGTGGTGTCGAAATGCTTCCGCGCGATCGCGTTCAGCCGATCGTCGACCTTTCCGTCCCGATAGACCTGGAACGTGATGCCGGCGCCGACGATGTTTTCAGCCACCTTCGCGACGCCGCAGGCCGCAAAGGGATTATTGCGCACCAGATCGCGCGCGATCCCGCGCAGAGCGGCCATGACCGCCGGCGTAAGCTCGCCATTCGCGTCCCGCTGCGTGCGCCGCCACCCGGCCGCGCGTTTGCCCTGCGTCGCGCCGTCATATTCGGCCCGCGAGCCGTGATAGCCACGCCGGATCACCTTGCGAGCCGCAGGCTTGGCCTGCTCCGGTGCCTTCGTCGAGCGCCCAAAGAGGCGATCAAGCAACCCCATCAGAGACCGCTGCGATAGTAGGGTACTCGGCGGCGCACGAGCGACGACGCCGAGGTGGATTGCATGCGGATCGCTGCTTCGACGACCTTTTCGGCCGCCAGAAGCTGGTCGAGCGACTGGTAGCGCACCTTGCGGCCGTCGGCGTATGTGACTTCCTGAATGCCGGACGAGATCGCGGCACGCACACTGGCGAGGTCGGCGGTGGTGTATGCCATCAGCACGCGCTCCGCCAATAAAGCCACAGCCAGCGGCGGAATATGGCGAGCGAAACATAGAAGGACTCGGGCACCCGCCCGTTCCGCAGCGATATCGTGAACGTCATTGGGCCCGTCGAGCCCTCGCGATAGGTGATCCATCGCGCCTGTCCCGACCGCCAATCGCTGGTGACGCCTGAATGATCCGGGCCATGCCCACGGCGAGCGCATCCAATCTTCAGCATGCTACCTCCTCGTGAACGGGTTGCGCGGTTTCGTCGGCGCGGCGCGGCGGAACTGGTCGGGCTTCGCTGGCTTCTTCGGCTCGGTCGCGGCCGTCGGTGGCGGCTCGCCGCCTTCGCCGGTCGGTTCCTTCTTCGGTGCGCGCGCCGCGCGATCGCCGAGCAGGTTCTGCCATTGCTTGGGCGTCCACCGATCCGCGCCCAGCGATATCGCCACGGCGCGCGCATAGACGGCGTTATCGAGAGCCTCGTTGCGGGGTCGAGTAAGCTGCCATTCCGATCGGGTGCGGCCGTTCCGCATTTTCACGCGGACCAGCTGTTCGGCGACGAGCTGCTTGATCCATTCGTCCGTCGTACCGTCGGGCAGATAGACGTAGCCGTCCGGGTATTCTTCGCCGTCCACCGGGCGATCCAGTTGCAGCTGGCCGTATAGCTCCAGCTTCAGCATCGACGTGCCGACCGTCCAAAGCCGCACGCCCTTGTTGATCTTCTTGCCGGCGATCGTGACGTCGACCCAGGTGGGCCCCGCTATCGCTTGTGACGCCTCCAGCGTCTGTCGCCCCTTGAGGGCCATGACGAACCCGGGGTGCCGGCGTGCCCAACCATAGACAAACTGGGTATTCTCACCGTCGCCGGAGTCGATACCGACCCGCGCGAGCCGCATCTGCCGCCCGTCTTCGCGCTTCCACAATCCAGCGACAACCGCGTCCAGCTTCGCCCAGGTCTTTTTATCGGCGATCGAGCCGGTGACCTCGATATGCTCGACGAAGGCGCGCCGGCGATCGGGACCGAACGCCCAGATATCGAGCTCTATACGCCCGCCGCCTGCGCGCTGAACGTCTGCCGCTCCAACCAAGAGGCCGGCCCATGCCGGCGGCGTGACGAGAGCCATCTCCTTCTCCCGGCGATCATAGAGGCGTTGCCATTCCGGCGCCTCGCCGCGCTCCTGCCAGACCTCGCCGAGCACCTGATTGACGAACGTCTTGAGAAGGTTCGGATTCTTGCAGACCGCGATGAATTCTCGGGCCAGTTCCAGCCAGGCCGCGCCTTCGTGCTGGCTATACGCCGACCAGATATGGAACGATCGGTGGCGTGGGCCGGCATCGGGATTGTGCGCCCGCCACTCGCCGTTCTCGTCCATCCACGGCTTGTGCGATTCCTCGATCTCGCAGCCGTTTTCGCACTGATACCAAGCCCGGGTGGGCAAATTCTTCGGCTCCCAGCGGATGCCGGCGCCGGTGCCATCGCCCCAGATGAGATACTGCATGTGCCCGCATTCGGGGCAGGGGACGTAACGGTGTTCCTGCGTTCCCTGGTGGAACAGTTCATCGATGCGACTGAGGCCCGCCAGGATCGGCGTCGAGCCGGCCGCGCTCAGCGGCTCGTCGGACGTCAAATTGCGCTTATAGGCCAGCCGGCCGGGGTCTCCCTCTAGGCCGGACGATTCCGGATAGCCGTCGGGCTCTTCGAGCAACACCACATCGCACGTGACGCGGCGGAATTCCTTCGGGCTGTTCGTGCCCTTGATCTGGATCCAGCCGCCCTTGAAGCGCTTCGCCCTGACCTGGTTGTCGCGGTGCCGCGGCTTGAACGTGGCGACGGCGCGGACGGCGGGCCATTGCAGCACCGGCTCGAGATCGTCGCGGCTGTACTTTTCGGCGTCATCGATCGTCGGCTGGTAGACCAGCATCCGGCGCGGCCGGTGGGCGATGCTGTAAGCGATGAAGTTCTGGACGATCTGCGAGTAGCCGATGCGGCTGCTCTTCTTGACCGAGATGTATCGGGTGTGCGGATCGGTGAAGGCGTCGGCTATGCCGATCTGAAACGGGAATGCCCGGAATCGCTTGCCGCTATCCAGGCGCGCATGCTTCGCCGACCATTCCGAAAGCGATAGATCCGGCCGTGGCTTCCATCCTGCAAACCAGCCGCGCACCGCTTGCGCGATCGCGCCACCGGCAACCTCAATCGTCTGGCTCTTCGTCGGGCTCGCTTTCGTCATCGAAGCCCCCGCCAGCCAGCTCGGCGACGCGCGTTGCGCTCAGCTCCTCCAGGGCGTCGCTCAACGCGGTATCGATCCGCTGCTTCAGCGCCACGTCACCCTTGGCTACGATCGCGCCGACGCGCAGCAGGCGGGCGAGCGACAGTTCGATTACCGACGCGACCGCCGACGTCATATCCGGCAGCGATGCCAGTTCCCTGCGACGCTCCGCGTTTTCCATCGCGACACGATCAGCTTGCTCGCTGGCAAGTCGCGCTCGCTCAACCTCAAGGCTCAGCGAACTATCGCCGTCGACGATGCCGCGCTTTTTCAGTCGGTACTCGACAAAGGCCTGAACGTATTCGTCCGCTGTTGATCCGGGTCGGGGTAACTCGCCCGCCTGCATCCTGTCGCGCACCCAGCTGTCGGACATCGCGAGCAGCCATGCGACCTCGGCTCTAGTGAGAGTGACGGTGTCTATATTCACAAATGCCGCCTCCCTTTATTTGGGATTGGCAGAAATTAGCCAAAATCTATTCTTAGGCGGCGGCACTTACGCCTATCTCATGGCTACAAAACTTCAGCGCTCCCGCCCCCCGCATGCGCAATTCGCCCGCCTAGGACCCAAAGGTGGGGGGCCAGGGGTGGGCAGCATCCGATTGTGCCTCCCGAAGTTGCATCCTGCGCAAGCAATGACCACGTTCGAGATCCCGTGCAGCCCTCCCTTGCTCAGTGGGACGACGTGATCGAGCGTGGCGTCAGTCGGCAAATAGGTCCGCCTGCCGCGCTTGAAAGTAAGGCTGCACCCGCAATGCGCGCACAATTCCGCTGCGGCGAACATTGCCTGCACAACATCGGTAGTAAGCGTGCCGTCCGATTGTGACCGCTCACGGCCGCGCCTAGCCTGCTTGGAAGCAATCATCCTGGCTCGGCGCCTATCAGCAGCGGCCTCATGCCAGCGCAGGTCGGTGACAGGATCATTGATCAACATGGCCGCACAGAGAAGAATGGCCGCAAGTCGCATCTGATCAATGGCGGCCCTGTCGAGAGCCTGGCTCTCACGGCCCGGCACGCCGGGCCGAAAGTTGCGGCCTTGGCGAACTGCCCTGAGGCGTCGCGCTTCTTGCTTACCTTCAGTGGTGCGCCACCAATCATGCCCTTTACCCCTGGTGTGCGGGGTATGGCACGCAGAGCAACGTCTATATCGCTTTCCGGCCTTGAGCGCGAACACCTCTATGGGCTTTACTTCAGCGCAGCCCGCGCAGCGTTTGAGGGATCCCCGGATGGGCGCAATCTCACCCGACATGGGAACACGATAGCAACACGCTCATCCTCTCACCACCCGCCGTATCGCCGACGAGATGCGCTCCGCTTCTTCGATCAACCGATCCGATTGGGCCACCGATGTACGGGGCTCCCGCATATCGAAGGCCAAGGCATGCATGTCGCCAGCTAGACGCTCGAGTAGGTCAGCAGGGGCAGGGCGAGTGGCCACGTGTCAGATGCGGCGCGCGAGGGCGGACGGAGAAATGGGTTTGAGCATAGTGACCGTCCGCCTCACCTCTTCCTCGATCAACGCTGTACCGAGGTGCGACATGCTCAGCGCGGCCAGGTGGGCTTCCGCATCGATCTGGCTGGAGAACTTCACCTGTGTGGCGCGGCGGCCGCTGGCGTCAACGATCTCATAGTGCTGGGTCATGGGCATGCTCAAGATGCACGAAAGCCCACCGTCAGGTGGGCATGGTGTCGGGCAGGTCTCTAACGTCGCGGAAAGCGCATGCTTTCACCGCGTTGGTGGCGAGGGCGGTAAGGTCCGAAGACCAGCCTGACCAATTAACTCACCTGTCCGCTCAAGCGGCAATGCCCGTGTGGGCCGGTGCTTCGTGTACCCCATCTGTTCGCAGTAGGAAAGTGGCAATCTTGAGCCGGAAGCGCCCACCGAACGCGACGAGGGCGAACTTGCCATCACCGTCTTGCACCACACCTGACAGGCCGGCCGCAGGGCCCTCCGTAACACGCACCGTTTCGCCCTTGGGGAAGACGTGACGCTTCGTCTTCAACTGCGTCAGGCGATGACGCTCCTCCTCCTTCCGCATGCCCGCAACCTCGCTCTCGGCTATCAGCGGATACCTGCCGAAATGGCGGAAGATTGAGAATTGGGGGTGGGGGCTGACCGGCTGAGCGATGACTGCCGATAGATCAGCCAGCCGATTAGCGCGGACAAACACGAACGTGGGCATGATCGCGAGATCAACCTCGATGGTGACCTTACTGCGCGGGCGTTGACGGCGGAGCACGTGCATCGGCGTCCATGTCTCAAAGCCCGCGCCTGCCAATGACTTGGCGAGCGCGAGCGTGCGCGCTCCCGATGTGCGGAGAATGCACCAGTCTGCGGCTTTCCTCATCTAGACCCATCCCGCTCAATCAATGTGGAACATACATGAAACATCGTTGAAAATCATCAGTCTCACATGTCGTCGATGACGCGCCGAAAGAACTCATGCTCATCCTTCGGCGGCACGTATTCCGGAATCGGCGTGGCCTGCCGGCGCGCGTCCCGCTGAGCGAATATCTCCGTGATCGACAGGCCAGCGATCGGCGCAGCATCGCTGACCTTTGGCGCCCGGACGTCGATACCGACCTCCTTGGCGATGTCAGCCAGCTCTGACATGGTCGGAGGGCGAGGCTTACCTTTTGGTATGGGGCGCGACGGCGCGGCGTCGTATGGCTCGGTTTTCAGTCCGAACTCAGCCTTGATCCCTGCCAGCTCTTCAGGCGTTGGTGGTGGAGCGTCAGCGGGTTTCGGTAGCGCCGCCTTCTTGCCGGCCGCCTGAATGCCCTGCAAGCGGTGCAAAACGCGCTTTCGTTCGACAGCGCGAGAATCGGCGAAGGCCCGCACCTCGCCGACGGTCGGCATAAAACCGCGTGCGCTGACCTTGATTGCGTCGTCGAGCGCCTGCGAAAGGATGTCCTTTGGAAGGTCCGCCAAAAGTCGGTGTGTTTCGTGCAGCCAGGCCGTAGCCTTCTTGGCGGTCCAGCCCTGCGTCATCGCGAGCTGCATCATGGTCAGCCGATCATACAGCCAGTCCCGGTCCACCGGATCAAGGCCGCGCTGCGCCTCTTCGATATAGCGTGGAAGCTGATCGATCAGCGGACCAAGTTCGCGCCGAGCGCGAAGAGGGCTCCAGTCGAGGCTAGTTGTCACGGCCGAGATTACGGCGCGCGGCAAAGATGGGGTCTTCCCGTCCGTTGTGGTGATTTCGTTGCCCATTGCGTCTCTCGCTTCCTCGGGGATCGTAAATTCCGGCCCAGCCTTCTTCGGCGGCGTGCTGCAGGATCCGGCCCGGCGGCCACTCGGGATCGGTGAAGGCTTCGATCTGGCGGAGCATCTTGCCGTAGGCGCTGGCGGTGTTCGGCAAGCGCTTCCGCTTCCGGTTGGCGAGAAAATCGATCCAGTGACCGGCATCCGCCCAATCAGGTCTCGGGAATGGGTCGAGCGCAGCCGATGCCCGCGCAGCCTTTGGAGGCGAAGCCTTCAAAGGTTTGGTGGTTACTGGCTGTTTGGGTGCCACTGTGGCGGGCGTGGGCGCCTGTGTGACGCCCGTCTCAGTGACGCCCGTCAGTGTGTCACCCGTCTGTGTGGCGGGTGTGATATCATCGGCGATCGGGTGGACCGTGTAGACGCAACCGTGGCGCAACTGCCTGCGCGCGATGTGACCCAGATACTTCAATCGCATGATGGCGCGCTGAACCGCTCTCTCTGAGAGCTTGGTCTTACCGGTCAAGCCAGTCGGCCCATTGATGGGCGGCCAGCACTGCGCGTCCTCATTCGCCATGATGGCAAGCACGGTCAGCACGCTCTGCTCAGGCGCGGTGATATCGACGACGGCGATCGCCGCGCGAACAAGGTCGAACCCCGTCAACATCACGGGCGGCCCGCCTCCTGGCGATCCGCGCGCGCCGTCATACGCTTGGTTTCCCAGCCTTTGGCGGAGGCGCGTGAACGGGGGAGGCGCTCGGCCTTCCGGCGCGCCAAGTCGGCATGGAGCTTACGCGCCGCCGGCATGACGGAGCGGAGGGGGTCGAGCGCGCTGGCCACCTACACGGCCTCGGTTTCGGGGGCCGCTGGGATGCGAACAACCTTGCCGATGTCCGGCGTCCACGATGACGCCGTCTGGGCTTGGTTGAACGCGACGAGTGCCGCCTCGATCGCCGCGCCCAGCGCATCAGCGCCGTTCACATGCTCTTCGGCATCCTCGAATGCTTCCTCGCACATGTCTTCGATCGCGCGTTCGACGAAATCTGACGCCAACCGCTTCGGATCGATGCTGAGCAGCGCACTGTCACAAGGGTGCGCCCATTGCCCGGGGTGATCGTCCGAAGCGCTTTCCATGTCGTGGAAATACGTGTCTGTGCCGACTAGGCAGAGCGCGCCACCATCGTATTCAACGACCGTCGCTTTCGCGATGACGGCCGCGTCTATGCAGCTGCTGCATTTCGTCGAGCTCGCGAACTTGAGCTCCTCGCCGCACGCGCAATGCCGGATCGGCGGTGGCGGAGGCGGGACGCAGCAGGCTTCGGCGCGGCGCAGGGCTTCTGCACGACCAGCCTCCCCGCCGCCAAAGAAGCGGGGTGAGGTGGCGTTGCCGCATTTCCCGCACGCATAAAGGCGCGGGGTTGCTTCTGTGTCGTCCGCGAAGATGAGAGGGCGCGCTTCCATCACGCTAAACCAAGCGCGGATTTGTACGTGTCGAGCAGCGCCTCGGCTTCGTCCCGGGCGTGCTTTTCCATCTTGCGAAGGCGGACGATGGCCTTCATCGTCCTGGTGTCATAGCCGTTCGACTTAGATTCGTTGTAAACGTCCCGGATGTCGTCGGCCATGCCGGCTTTCTCTTCTTCCAGGCGCTCAATGCGCTCAATGAAAAGGCGAAGTTGATCGCCTGCTACGTTGTCGGACATTGTGTTTCCCTCCTGTGAAGTTGGATCAGACGCGCATCGGCATCAGGACGCCGGTCCAGGCGGTGTCTGCGGGGTTCTTGATCAGCGCCGGCGCGGATTGGTCGACGATGCTCATCACCAGCTCGCCGCCGGCTGCCGCCTCGATCATCGAGAGCAGATAGCCGCCGTTGAAGCCGACCTCGAAACCCGCGTGGTGGTGCTGGCAGCTGATCCGCATCGCGGAATCGATGCTGCTTTCGGCGTAATGTGCCGAGATCAGCGCGGCGTCATCGTCGAAGACCATCTTGACCGCGCGCACGTTGCCGGTCGCGCAATGGCGTAGCGCCTCGACCGCGCGCCGCAGTTCGGACGCCTGGAAGACGAACGTCTTCGTCGCCTCGGTGGCATGGGGCACCACGCGGCTATAATCCGGGAACGTGCCGTCGATCAGCTTCGTCGAGACGCCGACGCTGGCATTGCCGACCTTGAACGACAGCGCCGCGCGCGTCGGGCTGCCGATCTTTTCAGGCGCGGTGCTCGTCTCGCGATTGGGCGCGTTTCGGTTCCCGACCGCGAACCGCACGCCTTCGTCATGCGACGAAGGCTTGCCGGCCAGATGCAGCATCATCCGGATGGCCTTCCGGGGCATGATGACACCGGGCAAGGCGCCAGCCGCGTCGGGCAGGATCAGGTCGACGAAGCAAAGCCGGTGACCGTCCGTCGCGGCGGCACGATACGTCTGGTCGCCGACATGGTGGATGTAGACGCCGTTGAGATAATAGCGCGTTTCCTCGGTCGACACAGCCGACGCCACACGGCTCAGCGAGCGGATCTGCTCCATGCTAAGCGATGCCGAGAAGACCTCCGCTTCCATTCCAGCGTCGGCCGGGAAGTCGTCAGCGGGAAGCGGGCGGTTGATCGTGAGGCCGAGCGCGCCGGCATCCAACCGAATCTTGCCGGCATCGGTGCTTAGGGCCACGTCATCGGCGCCGCTCGCCTTGATGGATGCGGAGAGCGATCGTGCGTCGGGCAACATGAATTCTGCCGAAGGCCCGCCGCCATGATCGATCTTGGCGGTGACGAGCACGTCCAGATCGGTCCCGGCTACCTCGAAGCTACCGTTGGCACGGCAGCGCAGCTGGCCGAGAATGGGGATGGTGTTGCGTCTCTCGACGGCGAGCGACGCGATGGCGACGGCGTGGTGAAAATCCTTCGAAGCGATCGATATCGAACCTTTATTCATGGCTCGGTCCTTCTTGGCTGGTGTGTGTGGATTGCGCCGGCCAGGATCCAGGCGGGCGGAGTGTAAGGTCTGAGCGGAGTGCGGCACTCGCGGCACATGACCGGAGGGCCGGTTGCGGTCGGCGCCTCCGCGCGCTCGCCGCAGGGGCAAGAAAGGAAGGCGGTCACGCCGCGATCGCATCGAGCAGTGGCGCCGGCAGAGCGGCAGCCGGAGCGCAACGAGGATCGGGCGAATAATCGAGCCAGTCGAGGAAATGCAGGGTGGATGGCCCGACGTGGCCGTGCTCCCAGACGAACCACGCGAAGGCGATCACGCCATGGCCGTCACCGGCTTCGGAGATGCGCCCGCGCTGCATCGGGACGCGACGGGACATGATGTAGACGCGCGCGAGCGGGGTCGTGGGGAGCCACTCGCCGCGCCCCTGGCCTTCGAGGAATGCCAAACGGAGGAACATCGCCACCTTGCCGGCGGTCAGCTCGAGCGCCTTGTCGACGAACTCGCGCGCGAGCCCGAATGGCGGGTTGGTGACGATGTTCGGCGCTCGCGGGGTCCATTCCATGAGGAAGTCGATGCGCGATTGACCGAAGCCCCGTTCGATCAGGTCGGTGCTGATTACGTCATAACCGGCATCCGACAGGACGCGCGACATGTCGCCTTCGCCGGCGGCGCATTCCCAGATTGCACCGTCGAACTTCTCTACTGCGAGCAGCGCGGCCGTCGCGCCGGGCCAAGTCGGATAGAAGTCGTCCTTCTCCCGTTTTTCGTGGTCGACCGTGTGGGCCGACGCATAGACTGCGCCGCCGCTCATATCTTCGACCACGCTTCGGGATCGAAGCCCTTCGTTTCCGCGAAAGCCACGAGCGAGGCCGCGTCAAGAGCGCCCTTGCCTGCGACCATCCAGTATCCCTTCCCGTTGTTCGGGAGGTGCTGGCGCTTTTGGAGCGGAAGGACGTCGACCGCATAAACCTGGCGGGTGCGCTGCAGGAATCGGGCGGCGTGGGTCGCAACGGTAACGTCCGCCGCCAAATATTCGGCGGATTTCCCGCGACGGTGCTTCGGGGTATAGGCGATCGGTGCAATGCCGGCCTCTTTCAGCCAGCGGTTGATCGTGACGTGCCCAGCGCCGTAATGCTGGGCGAGGCCTGCGACGCCCATGAATTCGGCGGCGCGCGGGAAGCTGTCGGGCATCGCGCGAAGCGTGCTGATAGCCCTCGACTTAACCCCGGCCTCTTTCAGCCAGCGACGGACCACGGTGTCGCTGCGGCGGTAATGACCGGCCAGCTCGACTAGGGTCATCATCGGCGCCACGACCGCGAAATCCGATGGGATTACCGCCGCGCGCTGAATCGACGTGCCGCCGACCGTGGGTATGCCCGCCTGCACCAGCCAGCGGTGAATGCTCTCGGAACCCGCTTGGTAGTGGACACGCAGATGCTGCTGGCTGGACCGCGAGGCGACCTCGGCGAAGTCGGCAGGCATCGGCCGGCTCGAAGCACAGCAATTCTCATTCGCGGAAACGGGCTCGACACCCGCCTCCGCGCTCTGAAGCGCAGTCATCGTTTCAATCTCCCCGCCGGGTTGCTCCGGCTAGTTGGTCCTCAGCGAGCGCCGCCAGCGTGCGCGCTCGAAAGCGGCAGGATGGTGGCAATGATCAGGTCGGCCGCCTCGGTGCAGGCGGGCAGTTCGGTATGGTCGAAGCGCCCATCGGCGGCCGCAGCGGCGATCGTCGCCAGCGGCTGCATCATGTCGGCGACCAGCTGCATCGGGCGAAGCTCGTCTTCCCCGTCCAGGGGCGCCGCAGCGTAACCGATCACGCCGACGAGCGAATTGACCGCACGCTCGCCGATGGCGGCCGCAAGCGATAGCGCCACCTCCAACCGGATCGGCCGATGCTTCGCTTCGTCACGTGAGAGCAGGGCGTCGATCGTGTGGATGTTGACGCCGCTGTCGTTGGCCAGCCCCTGGCGCGTCGTGACCCGCTCGATATTCACCGCCGAATCCACCAGCCGCCGCATCACGTCGCGAATGCGCGCGTCCGAAACAATCGGTTCTTCTCGGACAGAATTGCTGCGCTGCGTCATGCAGATGCGTCCTCATGATGAAGATCGGAAATTTCGCGGCGAGCGCGAATGCGGGCGACACCAGCGCGAGCGCTGTCGGGCCCGACTGGCATGCCGCGAAGGCCGTGTACCGAGCTGACACGAGACCGGGATGCGCGGCGCGCGTCTTCCCGATCCCACTCAGCGCAGGTGCGACCGTCGAGGATCGGGAACGGGCCCCTGTAAGCGGTGGCGCGGCTCATGCGCGCACCCGTGGGAATGACGTGCGCCCGACCGGCGGGGAGGGGGATCGTGCCTCCGGTCGGGCGCTATCGTGCGACGGGGGGGAGTCGCACGAATTGGTAAGGGGTTGGGGCTGGATCGGGCGCGCTGCGGCTGCCGCGATCTCTTGGAGCGTGGTCCACGCGATGGGCGCGGTGCGCGGGGTCAAATCGTGAATTTCCGTCATGCGGCCACCGCGCGGGGACGGCGAACCGGAAAGTCGGCCGTGCTCAAGGTGACGTTCTTACGAATGGCCAAGTCGAGCAGCTTGTCGCGTCGCCATTCGGGCACGAAGTTCGCGCTCTTCCAGCTTTCGATGGTCGTGAGCGGGAAACCCGTCTCACGGGCGATGCTGGCGGATCCGCCAAGCGCGTCGATGATGTGACTGGCCTGCATGACTATTCACTACGATAAACGTAGCACATCTGCAAGGGGTAATACGAAAGTCGTTGCGGACGCTCGAACGAGAGACCTTCATTATCGGCCAGTGCTGGGGTCATCAGAATTACTGGAAGCGCTTCGCGGCCTGAAGGCGGCGGGGAAAACTTCGAACGCCGATCTGGCTCGGTTGTTGAAGCTGCCGTCCGCTCGCGTATCGGAGATATTCGACGACAAGCGCCGGATCACGATCGATGAGATGAAGAGTCTCGTCGAGCACTTTCAGTTGGATGGCCAACCGCGTCTGCCAGCGCCCCCGGCGAACGACGACACGGTCGAGATCATCCAGCTCGATCTATCGCTTTCGATGGGGCCCGGCACGTTGATCGACGACTATGTCGAAGGCACCGCCGTCCGTTTCGACTTGGCATTCATACGAGCAATCACTCGGTCGGCCTCCGATCGTCTGCGCCTCGTTAAGGGCATCGGCGATTCGATGTACCCGACGCTCAATGGGGGCGACGTGATAATGATCGACACGACGCAGCGGTCGCTGGTGCGGCAAGATGGCGTCTATTGGGTGTCGATCTACGGCGCCGCCGGCATCAAACGGCTCCGCACGGTAGGACCTCAACGCATATTGGTGGTCAGCGACAACCCGACGATTGATAATTACGAAGTCGACGCCGAGGATGTTCGGATCGAGGGGCGCGCCATATGGTTCGCGCGCGACCTGTGATTGCGTTCGTGACCCTAGCGATCCAAGCGGCAACCGCGGGAGCGGCCGTGGCGCCGGTCGCCATTTCTTGCACGGGCACTGAGACGAAGACGGGGCATGCTGGGCGGAAGCCCACCATCGCGACCAGGACCCGCGTTTACATCATCGATGAAGTGGCCAAAGACGTGTCCTACTGGAACCCGGTCTACGGGAAATCGGTCTCCCTTTGCATTGGTCGGGACAAATGTGCGCCGGAGTTCAACCCTCATGTCATCACGTTGAGCGCCGGAAGTGGTGACGACATGGTCGAGGTGACGATCGACCGCCAAACCGGAACCTACTGGCAGCTCTCCAGTGACAGCATTCAAACTTACCGCTTCAGCGGAGCGTGCAGCCGGACCGCAATGCCCAGCGCCGATTTGTCGAAGAACAAGTTTTAAGACTTTATCGCGCTACGATTATCGTATTGACTGGATGCTACGAATAACGTAGCATTACCCCATCGCGCCACTCCCGGCGCCATGGGGATGAACGATGGCCCACGCCATTTCCGAAGAGGTCGCCGACGTGCTCCACCGCTCGACGGTGGACGGCACGATCTTGCGCCTTCCCGGTGACCAACTGCCTCGCCCGCTGTATGAGGCGACGAACAAAGCGCTCACGATGCTGGGTGGCAAATGGGATCGCCGGAAGGGCGGCCATGTGTTTCCGTTCGATCCCGCAGAGAAGATTGCGGCTGCCCTGGGCGACGGCAAGGTAGTCAGCCGCCAGCAGAAATTGCAGCTTTTCGAGACGCCGCCCGCGCTCGCGGAGCGGTTGTGCGAAGCCATCCAGATCGGACCTTGCGATATATGCCTGGAGCCTAGCGCAGGCCGGGGGCGGATCACGAGCGCGATGCGAGCCCGTCATCCGTTCAGCGTCGAAGCGGTCGAGATCGATCCCGACAATGCTGCCACCTTGGAGATTGATGGCGATGTAAGTGTCGGTCGACTGGCTGTCGGCGACTTCATGTCATGGGTGGTCCGGGACGAGGCGTACCGCCCGAACAAGATAGCAATGAATCCACCTTTCACGCGCAATCAGGATATTCGGCACGTTCGCCGGGCGTTCGATATTCTGCGTCCCGGAGGCCGGCTTGCGGCTATCGTCTCAGAGCACGGGTTCACCGGGCAGGAGCGCGAATGCGTCGAATGGCGTGATTGGCTTGCCGAGCATCGCGCTACCATCGAGGTGGTGCCGGCAGGGGCATTTAAGGAGAGCGGCACGGGCGTTGCCACCCGCATCATCGTGCTTTGGAAGCGCGCATGAGCGCCGCAGCTCGCCAGTGCGCACCGGCCTACGGCCCGTGGGTCGACCGCCTCGTCGGTCCGTGCCCGGTCCACCCGCTCAAGCGGGTCCAGGTCCAGTTTCGCGGGGAAACGCGCGGAGAGGCTGAGTCCAACCAGCACCCCTTCGGCATGCCCGCCCACCTATTCACTTGGGCGATCGAGAACCATCGGGGCGACATTGTCGCCTGCCGCGAGGTGCTGCGGTGATGCGCGCTCAGCCCAAGGGATTCACCGGGTGCGCCTGTGGCACCTGCTCCAGCGCTACCGGGCTCGACCGGACGTTTCGGCGGGCCATTGTCGTCACGCTGTTCGCGCTCGGTGCGATGACCCTGGGCGCCTATGCGCCGCCCGAGGTCATCTATGCGGCCGTGGTCGGAGGGCAGGGCTGATGTCGAGCCGGCTCCATATCCTGCAGCACTCCCTCGGCGTCGATCAGTTCGGCCAGGGGCGCCAGTACCGCAACCACTTCGTCACCGGCCCCGGCAGTGACGATTACGACGACTGCATGGCGTTGGTCGAAGAGGGGCTTATGCGCCGTCATCCGGCATACCCTCTGACGGGCGGCGACGACGCCTTCACCGTCACCGAGGCCGGCAAGCTCTGGATGGCCGCATATAGCCCCGCGCCGCCGAAGCTGACGCGGTCGCAGGCGCGGTATCAGCGATTCCTCGATTACGACGGCAGCCTCTCGTTCCGGGAATGGCTGAAATACGATCGCGAGCCGGAGCGCGTCCGCGTGCCGACGGCGGCCGAGATCGCCGCAACTGATGTGCCGTTCTGATGCTCGCCCGCTCCAAAGCGCGCCCGCGTCGCCAGAACAGCGGCAAGGCCGACCTCGACCGTCGGTGCGAGCCCTTCCTCCAGTGGATCCGGGGCCGGAAGTGCCTGCTCGCTGACAAGCGCGGGCACGAGTGCTCCGGCAAGGTTCGCGCGTGCCATGTCGATTATGCGGGCGGGAAGGGCGTTTCCATCAAGGTCGCCGATCGATTCGCAGTGCCGATGTGCGACGGCGCGCACGCTGAGCAGACCGACCAGCTGGGCTGGGGCCCGTTCGAAGCGAAGTGGAAGATCAACGCCCTGGAGGAGTCCAAAGACCTCTGGAGCTATTGGTTCAACGGCACTGTCATGGGCGCCAAGTGGAAGGCGCGCGACCAATGAGCCGCGCACCTATGACAGTGGGCGACCTCAACTCGCGCCAGCGGCTGACGCCGACGGGATATGCCGAAGAGGGATACGAGGCGAAGCTGCGTCAGCGCAGGCCGATGCCTATAGGGCCGGCTGGGCTCCCCGTGCCCGATCCGAAGGCCATCTTCCGCAAAGGCGAAGACGGCCTGCTCCTCAAGAACATCGCCCGTAAGGCGTACCTCGCCCATTACAGGCGGGCGCTACCGCATTCGGACGAAGCGGCCGTCGTCGCGGAGATCCACCGACTGTGCCTGGAGCATTTCCCGCCGGCCGACATGGCGGTGCTGGAGCGCTACGGCCTCGCACGTCCGTGGGAAAAAGTGGCCGTCGAGTTCAAGGTTGCGGGCGGTTACGAGAAAGCTGCCATGTTCGATCTGCCGGCGGTGACGCTCGCGCGGACCATGCCGACCTTCCACGTTGACCTGGGCGGCACCAGCGCCAGCGGACTTGCGCTACCGGAATCGCTGACACCCTACTTCACGAAGGCCCTCGCGCTCCGTCGCGATCGGAAGCGCTTCGACACCCTGACCGAGTTCCCCGGCCAGTTCCGGATCCGCGAAGGCCGGTTTCCCCGATGGTTCGAAATCGAGCGCCAGGTGCCCGAGGTGGCGTCGTGGCTCGCTCAGCAACGGAAAGGTGCGTCGAAATGAGCGCTCAGGTCGAGCCCGATCGTCTGCTGAAATTGGCCGAGGTCATCCCGCTCGTCGGGCTGGGGAAAACGATGATCTACCGCCTCGAGCGCGAGGGCAAATTCCCCACCCGGTACAAGCCCGGTGGGCACGCGTCGCGCTGGAGCGAAGCCGAGATCCGCGCCTGGAAAGAGCGCTTGTCCGAGCAGAGGGCCGCATGATGTCCGATCAATCCGAAAGCCACCCCCCAATGACCGCAGAGACGCAGGGGCAAGGCAAGTCCCCGTTTGCCATTTTCGCGATCGAGCTTCGAAAGCTAGGTTTCTTCAAGGCGTGGAACAGCACGGCCGGCGGTATGCGCTGCACCTTGTGGACGCGCACGACGCCCGATGCGCCGACGCTGGGATATCGGCAGTTGCGGGTGCAGATCTGGGCTGATGGTCACCACAGAGTGAGCCACGGGATCAACAACCGTGAGACCACCGAGCCAACTGATTTCGAAACGGTTGCTGGGCTGCATACCGCTGTCGCGCACGAGATGACCCGGCTCGACAATCTCAACGTCGCCACCGCTCTCGCCAAAGCGGAGACGGGGCGGTGAGCCACTGGGAAACCGCTGGCGCATCCGACGAATGGTACACGCCTGCCTTCGTGTTTGAGGCGCTGGGCGAGCGGTTCGATCTGGATGTAGCATCCCCAGAGTGTGTCAGTCTGACACATGTCCCGTGCAGCGAATGGCTGTTCCATGACGCGCTCAACCATCCGTGGTTCGGGTTCGTTTGGATGAACCCGCCGTTCGGTGGCCGTAACTCGCTGGAGCCGTGGCTGGATCGCTTCTTCGAGCATGGCAATGGCATCGCGCTGACGCCGGATCGCACGTCGGCGCCGTGGTTTCAGGATGCATGGCGCAAAGCTGATGCCGTCCTGTTCACGCGCAAGATCCGCTTCCTTCGCCCCGATGGCAGCGAAGGGAAATCACCATCGAACGGCACCGCCCTGATGGCTGTCGGTCACCGTGCGGAAGTTGCTCTGCGCCGCGCTGCAACCGCTGGCCTCGGCGTTCTCGGGCGCCCCGAAAGGATCGCAGCATGACCATGCAGACTGACACCGTAGCTGTTGAGCAGATCGACCGGGAGGCGGCTGCGACATTTTATGGCGCGCATCTGTCTCGCCCCAACGAGGTTCCGGTTACAGCGCACATGCGCGCCGGCAAGATCGACGACAGCCCGTTGATCCAATCCTTCGCCCGCCATCGCCTCGCCGCCATTCAGCATCCCGGCGAGATCGGTGCGAAAAATGCACAGAATGGCGGGCTGGATGGGGCGACGGTTGAGGCGTGCGCGAAGGTGGCGGAACGACAGGCCGCGTGGGATCGCGGGCAGATCGAGGGATCGAAAACGCAGCGGGAGGTGATCGCCCACACCAATGCGGCCCATGCTTGCGAAACGGTCGCATCCGCCCTCCGCGCGCTGCCAATTGCGGCGGGGGAGGGGGAGAAGGATTGCACCTGCCATCCTGACGATCGGCCAGTCGGCCCTTGCCGGCGGCGCTATGCAGCTTCCGAATGCCAAAGTGATGCCCTCCGCTCCACCGCCGAAGCTGAAGAAATCGCATCCACCGCTGACAGATTGGCTCGGCGCATGGGTGGCCGGTTCGTACCGAATGCCGCCGAAGCGGGGGAAGAGGCGAAGCACTGGACGCTACGAAAGTTCGTAATTCATCCCAATGGGCAGACTCTCGAAGATGCTCTGTTGGACGGCTTGGACGCAGAGCCGCATGACGAAATGGCGGGAACGGTCTACGCCGCATTTTACCGGCTAGCAGCCTTCGTCGCCTCCTCCCCACCCGCCGACCTGGCCGAATGCCTGAGACGCTTAGTCGATGTGGCGCGATCAACGCATGACAATGTGCTGAAATATGAGCGGGACGGCATAGGCGTTCAATTCACGGGGCTTGCCATGGCCTGCGACGATGCCGCCGCCCTCCTCTCCAAGCTCGGGGCGAAGTGATGGGGGAAGTGACCAGCAATCCACAGAAGATGGAGGAGTATTTCGCAGACCTGCATGTGCTCGCCTCGATCGAGGTTATTTGCACGCAGAGCATCCTGCGCACCGACAGCGGCCGGCGCCTCGCGAGCAAGATCGCAAAGCTTTGTCGCGACGGGCAAGCCTTGCAACTGCGCGGATACGACCGCGAGCGCGCGAAAGGTTCGTCATGACCGACCTGACCGCGCTCGCTGAGGGGCTGACGGAGGCGCAGCAGAGCCGTATTTGCACGCTCAATCCGGATGACGTCGATCGCTTCGGATACGCGCCATTCAAGGGCTGCTCTCACGGATTGTTCGAAATCGCGCCGGGCTGGCAGCGCATGCAGCTTTCGCCGATCGGTTTAGCCATGAGGGCCCACCTCCTGAAAGGAAACGGTGATGCAGATGCTTGAACTGGCGGGGCGGGTTATGCCCGCTATCCATGAACTTGAGCGGGCATGCACCGCTGCTGTCGTTGAATGCGTTCCGGCCGACCACCAGTGCGGCGTGATCCATGTCAACGAAGAGCAGTGGAACCGATCGAGCGATATTTTTGGCAATCGCGATGCCTTCTTCGCAGCGATGATGCCGACCGAGCAGGACGCAATTCGCATCCTGAATGCGGCTTACCAGCGGCTGAAATCGCTCGACTGGAATGATCCGATCTATTGCCCAAAGGACGGCAGCGAGTTCGACGCGATCGAGGCTGGCAGCACCGGCATCCACAAGGCACACTACGAAGGCGAATGGCCGAACGGTCACTGGTGGATCGCGGCTGACGGTGATCTCTATCCGTCTCGGCCCGTCCTGTACCGCCGCACCGAAGCGGAAAAGGCGCGTTGGGCTGAGATCCGCGCCCGCGCCGGGGGTCAGGCGTGATGGCGGGGGAGATATGGGAAGCCCGCGATTTCGCGCTGAAGGCCCACGGCAACCAGCTTTACGGCGGTGCGCCCTATGGCGTGCATCTGTTCGACGTCGTCGCGGTCGCGAAGGATTTTGACTGCAGCATTGTACAATGGAAGGCCGCATTCCTGCATGATGTGCTGGAGGACACCGCAGTCACATCCGATCAGATCCTGGACCTGTTCGGCGAAGACGTGCTGCGGATCGTCTATGCCTGCACTGGCGAAGGCGAGGAGCGTCGCGATCGTGTCGCCTGCATCTACCGTCGCATAGCTGAACATCCGCCGGCCGCGTTGGTGAAGCTGGCAGATCGGATTGCCAACGTCGAAGCAGCTACGCCCGGCGGGCACCATTGGCGGCGCTATAAATCCGAGCAGTCCGACTTCCGCGCCGTCATTCGGCCGCACGTCCCCGAAGCGATGTGGCAGCGCCTCGAAAGGAACTGGTCATGACCGCTACCGCAGAGCTGGTTGGGCGGCTGAGGGGGCTGCTGGAGAAGGCGACGGCGCTTCCCTGGAGCTATCGGCCGGATCCGTATGACGATTGGGGCTTCATTCGCGGGCCTGCGATCGAGCTAAGCTATGGGCCGGGTCAACCTGTCGTTGCGATCTCGCGAGACAATGAGTTTGGCGCTGACCATGATGAGCATCGGCGCAACAAGACCGATCCTTTCGAACCGAACGGTCGCCTGATCACCGAAGCCGTCAACGCCCTCCCCACGCTCCTCACCACCATCGAAACCCTCGCTGAGGCGCTGGCGGAGGCGACCAAGGCGGACGAGGAGACGTACCAGATCGGCAAGCGCGACGGGCACGAATTCGCCGTCCAATGCATCGATATCGAGACCGGAGGCGATGGCGTCTACCGCTACTGTCTAGGCGGTGGGCACTGGCCGGAAACCCATTGCCCAGACGCCGGATCGATGAAGATGCGCATACAGCGCCGTTTCTCGGAAGCCGAAGCCCGCGCCGGCGCAGCGGATGCCGAGCGCGATCGATATAAGACGGCGCTGGAGGAAGCGCTTGCCCATGTCAGAAATGGAGCATTCACCATCTATTTAGAGCAGTTTCTCGACCAAGCGCTCTCTCGGGATGGGGGTGGCGATGGCGCAAGCTGAGCGGGCGTCAGTCCAAATCCACTCTATAACGGAGGAACCACGCTGATGGGCGCCGACCGCACAAAAGACAGCCTCGTCCGGCTGCCGGAGGTAAGGCGCCGTACCGGCCTGTCGACTGCCACCATCTATCGGAAGGAATCGCGCGGTCAGTTTCCGCATAAGGTTCGGCTGAGTGCAAACGTCGTCGCGTGGTACGAGAGCGATATCGGCGCGTGGGTGGCCGATCCGATGGGGTGGGGCAGGGCGGCCGCTTAGCGCGCGCCGCCAAGCAGTGCGTCTGCCGGCCCAACACCTTCGAGCAATAGATCTGCCCATTCCTGAGCGAGCTCAATCCGACGCGGCATATGTGTCGCGCGATTATACGCCATCTCCGACCCAGAAACGCCCTTCGGCTTGTGGGCCAGCATCCCGTCGATAACGGCGCGATCGCTATCTCGACCGGCCTCCGCCGCGCGCTCGTTCATGACGGTGGAGAACGTCGATCGCCAACCGTGAGGCACATGCCGCCCCTGATAGCCGACGCGATTATACGCATAGCCAAGCGTGTTGAGGGACATCGGTCGCCGATTTGACCGCACGCCTGGGAACAGCAGTTCGATCGCGCCCGTCAGCCGCGCGACTGTTTCAATGACCTCAACCGCCTGTCGCGACAACGGCACCAGATGATCAAATGCCTCCTCATCCTTGAGCTCAAGCTCAAGCTTCATGCGCGCCGCAGGGATGCGCCATAGCGGACGGTTGATCTGGACCGGTTCGCCGGCGCGGACGCCGAAGCGCGGCTCTAGATCCTCAAATTCTGTCCACGTCGCAGCGCGCACGATGCCAGGCCTGACCGCAGTGAGCGCCAGCAACCTTGATGCGAGCTTTGTAAGTGGACCGGCGGTCGCTGCCTCAACATCGACGAGCACCTTACGAGCCTTTGCGATGTCGGTAAGCGCGGGTTGGCGGCCCTTGCGCGGAATCGGGAGCAGCGCCTTGCCGACGGTCGCGGCTGGATCCGTGGCGGCGACCCCCTCCGACATGCCAAACACGAACACGCCCGATACATGCTGGCGGATCCGCTTTGCCGTGTCGATCGCGCCGCGCGCCTCAATCCGTCGGAGCATCGTCAGCACCATCGGCCCGTCGATGTCTCTGACCGGTAGAGCGCCGATGTAGGGGAAGACGTCGCGCTCGAACGCCCGAAGCGTTTGCCAGCGATGGACTGGTGACCAGCGCGCCTCTTGTGCCTTGTGCCAGGCGCGCGCGACCTTCTCGAAGGTCATTTCCGACGAAGCGGTTGCCGAGGCGCGCAGCTTCATACGCTCGAGCGCGGGGTCTATATGATCGCGCAGCAGCCGGCGGGCGGCATCGCGCCGATCGCGAGCTTCCACGAGGCTTACCTCGGGGTACAGCCCGAATGTCAGTCGCTTCTCCTTGCCGGCGAACCGGTATTTCATGCGCCAGGATTTCGCCCCGTTCCGCGTGACATAGAGGTAGAGGCCGCCGCCATCTGCGAGCTTGTAATCGGTTTCCCCCGGCTTGGCCTTGCGGGCCGCGGCGTCGGTTAAAGCCAT